GTATCAATGAAACGACAAATGACGGCATTAGGTGAATTACTTTCATCATTACCTGTTTCCATTATGATTTACGATGGTATTGAAGCAGATGATGTTATGGCGTATATTGCAACGACCTTACGACAAGAAAACGAAAAGGTTGTGATAATGAGTACGGATAAGGATTTCCTTCAATTGGTAAATAAAGATGTGAGTGTATATTCACCATCTAAAAAGAAAGTTTACAATATTCCAGAAGTAGTAGAGGAGTTTGGCATTCATCCACATAATTTCATTAATTTCAGAATGATTGACGGAGATAAATCCGACAATGTAGAAGGTATTAGTGGATTGGGTGTTAAATCAATTATGAAAGCATTTCCAATGTTATCGGAACACCAATTAGTTGATACCACCGATATGGTTAATTATGTAAACACATTACCCAAAAAATCAAAAGCACACGAATTATTCTTAAATAATTTGGAAGTTTGCGAAAGAAATCGTAAATTGATGCAGTTAGCAGAACCAACATTTAGTGGCAATCTCCGTATGAAAATTATGGATAGATATAACGAACCTACTACTAAATTTGACAAACAAACTTTTTTAAAGTATGGTTTGAAGAATAGAGTATTAGAAGGTTTCCCAAATGTATTGGACTGGTTACAATCAACATTTTCACATATAGCAAAATTTTAAAAACAAAAAGTTATGGCAACAGACAAATTAGCAAAACCATTAGGAGACAGAGTTCTTTTAACGGAATTAGACCCTAAAGAAGAATCAAAAACTGCTGGTGGTATCATTATCCCAGATAGTGCAAAATCGGAAGATGTAAAAAGAGCAAGAGTAGACGCAGTTGGTGATGGTCTATTCACACAATCAGGAGTAGCAATTCCAATGAGTGTAAAAGTAGGTGACGAAGTAATTCTCCCACCATATCATCAAGGAGTAGAAATTAAAGTAGGTGGTAACAAATACCTTCTATTGAGAGAATCGGAATTATTAATGGTTATTAGATAACATAAAAAACATGGAGGTCAACAATGAAGTGTCTTAAAAGTAGTAAAACAGGAAACATTATTAGAGTAAGTGATAGAGAAGCTTACAACGCAACGAGTGAATGGAAGTTTATTCCAAAATCAGAATGGAAAGCATTACGACCAAAAGCTTCGGTAAAACAAGTTGAAGAAATTGAAAAGAAAGAAGAAACAATTTCAGAAAAAGCATTGAAAAGAAAAAAGATTGGTGAAAGACAAAGACCAGCGGAAGATTTGGATAACTATTTAATAAGTAAGTAATGCAAGAAGTAGATACACTAGTCAAATATGGCCAATCGTATCAATCTAAAGTTGTAGCTGCACTTATCACGGATGTTAAATTTTTAGAACAAGTTGGTGAAATTACTAAACCTGCATTTTTTGAATCTCAAGCAAACCAATGGATTATAGGTGAAGTCCAACATTACTTTGATGAGTATAGAACAGTTCCGACAATGGAAGTGTTTAAGATTAAAGTTGGTACAATAGAGGATAAGGGATTGAAATTAACTGTAGTAGAACAATTGAAGAATGTTTACTTACAGGTTGGTGCAGAGGATATGCCTTATGTAAAAAAAGAGTATCTAACATTTTGTAAAAATCAAAAAGTTAAAGAAGCTTTATTCAAATCAGTAGACTTACTCAAAAACGGACAATACGAACAAATTATAGATACAATGATGAAGGCATCCAAAGTGGGTGTTGAATCTGATTTAGGTTTAGATTTTATTGAAGATTTTGAAACTATATTAGAGAATGTCAAAAGAGATTCTTGTCCTACGGGATGGCCGGTAATTGATGAACTAATGGATGGTGGTTTAGGACCCGGTGAATTGGGTGTAGTAATGGCACCATCGGGCATAGGTAAAAGTTGGTTCTTATCTAAAATAGCATGTTCTGCTTTGGAAAAAGGTATTGATGTAATACATTATACTTTGGAATTATCAGAAAGTTATGTAGGTCAAAGATATATCACAATCTTAACAGGTATTCCAACAACCGACCAAAAAGAAAGAAAAGATGAGATTATCAGAAAGGTAAAACAAGTTCCAGGTAGAGTTCGTATTAAGTATTATCCACCACAATTTGCATCTGCTAAAACAATTGCAGCTCACATTGAAAAGATAAAACAAACCGGATTCAAACCAAAACTTATCATTATTGACTACGCTGATTTATTAAAGAGTGGAAATGGTAACAGGGATGGTCTTTATGCTGAATTAGGTGGGATATATGAGGAGTTAAGAGGTTTGAGTGGTGAAACACTTATACCGATTTGGACAGCAACACAGACCAATAGAGCAGCAATAGACCACGAAGTTATTGGAGCAGATTCGGTTGGTGATTCGTATAAGAAAGTTCAAACCGCAGATTTCATTATGTCAGTTAGTAGAAAAACAAAGGATAAGTTATCGAACACAGGCCGTATTCACATTGTCAAAAATAGATTCGGTCCCGATGGTTTAACATTTCCTGCAAAAATTGATACCTTTACAGGTACAATGGATGTATTTGCAGTAACATCGGTGGATGGTATGGCATCAACTAGAGATAGTAAAAGTGGTGAAGGATTAGAGAAAAAACTCCTACATAAAAAGTATGTGGAGAATATGACACATGTAGACGGAATGGGTTAATTATGAGTGAAGTAAAGTCTTATATAGTTCAAGAAACAACATTTAATCATACGGTTAGAAAGTTTCTTAAAAAATGGCATTACTCCGATTACGTGAATATACAAGCTAAACATACTTTTTGTTTATTCAAAAATGGTAAGTTTGATATTCCAGAAATGATTGGAGTTTGTATCTATACAAGACCTGCAGGCCCATCCGCCGGACAAACATACTATCCAGAAGCACCCGATAGAGTGTTAGAGTTAAGGAGATTGTGTTTAATTGATGAAACACCTAAAAACGCAGAGTCTTTCTTTGTTGGAAGAACTTTGAGATGGTTGAGACAAAACACAAATTGGGAATTTGTTATATCTTACGCAGATGAGGAACAAGGACATAAAGGAGTTATATACAAAGCATCTAATTTTAAATATTTGGGTAAAACAAGTCCAGGTAAAAAGTTAGAAGTGGATGGTAAATCATTTCACATTAGAACTTTATCTATGTTAGACAGACCATATGGTGTTGAGATAAATAGGAGATACAAAGCAAAGGACGAAGGAGTTAAGGTGATAGAAACATTACCTAAAAATATATACACTTATCCATTAAAGAAAAATTGAGATAAGTATTAAAAAATTAAAAAAAGTGTGAATAAATATTTTTGAAAAAACCTAAAATTAACTAAAGAAAATGAGGTATAACTGTACTAAAGTACATATATATCTTTACATTTCCCACTTTTTAGGGAAAAATATTTACTAACTTTAAAAAGAAAATTTACAAAAAGATGGACATTTCAAACAAAATCCTTTCAGAAATTACGGTTTATATGAAGTACGCAAAGTACAGACCCGAATTACAAAGGAGAGAGACGTGGGAGGAATTGGTTACAAGAAATATGGAAATGCATATTAAAAAGTATCCACAATTAGAACAAGAGATTAGAGATAATTACAAATTCGTATACGATAAAAAGGTATTACCATCAATGCGTTCAATGCAGTTCGCAGGTAAACCAATTGAAATGTCTCCAAACAGAATTTACAATTGTGCATTTGCACCGATTGATGATTGGAGAGTATTTTCGGAAATTATGTTCTTACTTTTAGGTGGAACAGGTGTAGGATATTCGGTTCAAAAACATCACGTTGATGCATTGCCTGAAATTAGAAAACCAAATGCAGACAAAACTCGTAGATTTCTTATTGGAGATTCTATTGAAGGATGGGCAGATTCAATTTCAGTATTAGTTAAAGCTTATTTCTTTGGCGGAAGTAAACCTCAATTTGATTTTAGAGATATTAGAGCAAAGGGTGCAAGATTAATTACATCGGGTGGTAAAGCACCAGGACCTCAACCTCTAAAAGAATGTCTTATCAAATTAGAAGGTATTTTAGATGCTAAAAAAGATGGTGATAAATTAACTCCATTAGAAGTGCATGATATGGTTTGTCATATTGCAGATGCAGTATTAGCAGGTGGTATCCGAAGAGCTGCATTAATTTCTTTGTTCTCCGCAAATGACGAACAAATGATTAGTTGTAAGAGTGGTGCATGGTGGGAGACAAATCCACAAAGAGGTAGAGCAAATAACTCAGCAGTTTTAATGAGACATAAGATTACAAAGGAATATTTCTTAGACCTTTGGAAAAGAATTGAAGCAAGTGGAGCAGGTGAGCCTGGTATCTACTTATCAAACGACAAAGATTGGGGAACTAACCCATGTTGTGAGATTGCATTAAGACCTTTCCAATTTTGTAACTTATGTGAAGTAAATGTAAGTGATGTAGTTGACCAAACTGATTTGAATGCAAGAGTAAAAGCAGCATCATTCATTGGAACATTACAAGCAGGTTATACCGATTTCCATTATCTTAGACCAATCTGGCAAAGAACAACTGAAAAGGACGCACTTATTGGTGTATCTATGACAGGTATCGGAAGTGGTGCAGTTTTGAAAATGGATATGAAAGAAGCAGCAAAAGTTGTGAAAATAGAAAACAAAAGATTAACAGAAGTAATGGGTATCAATCCATCTGCAAGAACTACAACTGTTAAACCTGCAGGAACAACATCATTAACATTAGGAACATCATCAGGTATTCACGCTTGGCATAACGATTACTATATTCGTAGAGTAAGAGTAGGTAAGAACGAAGCAATTTATTCTTATCTATTATTAAATCATCCTGAATTAGTAGAAGATGAATACTTTAGACCACATGATACGGCAGTAATTGGTATTCCACAAAAGGCTCCATCGGATGCAATCTTTAGAACGGAATCTCCAATTCAATTATTAGAGAGAGTTAAGAAGGTTCATAGTGAGTGGATTAAGCCAGGACATAGAACAGGAAATAATTCACACAATGTATCTGCAACGGTTTCAATTAGAGAGCATGAATGGAAAGCAGTTGGAGAATGGATGTGGGATAATAAAGAATATTACAATGGTTTATCAGTATTACCTTATGATGGAGGTAGTTATATCCAAGCTCCTTTTGAGGATTGTACGAAAGAAAGATATGAAGAATTAATGAAAACACTTACGGAAGTAGACTTAAGCAAAGTTATTGAAATTGAAGATAATACGGATTTATCAGGTGAAGTAGCTTGTGCAGGAGGTGTGTGTGAAGTTAAATAACGATGATACAGAATTATATTATTTGGAAAACGGTAAGGTTGTGTTTACACCTGAGTATCATTTACAGCGAGGCAATTGCTGTGGTAATAAGTGTAGGCACTGCCCTTATTTTCCAAAACACATAGAAGGAAACAAAAATACAAAAGATGTTAAAGAAAATAAACCTAATATATCCATTTGATATATTCTTAAATGCAGATTATTCCGTACATTCGGGTAGTTGTTTATTACATCAAGTAAAAGAATTAACCGATGTACATGAACAATATGGATTCGGTGAAACTTATACATTGGGTAATACTACTATACGACAATTATGGTGGGATGAAACTCAGGTAGATTTTAAGGAATTGGGTAAGCAATTAGATATGGAAGTAGTAAGTGTTAGTACAATTCTACAACCACCAGGAAATGTTATTACGTTACATAGAGATACATTTTTCAAAATAAAACAAAAGTATCCAGATGATAATAGATTAAAAGTAAGGGCAAACATTTATTTAGAAGATTGGAAAGTAGGACACATAATACAATACCAAGAAAATGATGAATGGAAAAATTCTACTCATTGGAAATCAGGTGATGGATTTATGTGGTCATCGGATATATTACACCTTTCTATGAATGGAGGTATGAAAAACAAATACTCATTACAAATATCAGGATTATATAATAAATAAAAGGTGATACTAAATTAGATTCGTTATGGGAGAAAATCAATCAACAAAACACAAAGAATTGACAGAGAAAATTAGAGAAGAAAAACAAAAAGAAAAAGGCCCTATAAAGTTTCAAATTCAATTAAATGAGGAACAAAAAGAGGCAAAAGACAAAATATTAAATAACGCGATTACAATTCTAAGTGGTAAAGCGGGTAGTGGTAAAACACTTTTAGCTTGTCAAATTGCATTAGATATGTTATTTAAGAAAACGGTTAGTAAAATTATCATTACAAGACCGACAGTAAGTAAAGAAGAAATTGGTTTTTTACCAGGAGACCTTAGAGAAAAAATGGAACCCTGGATGCAACCAATCTATTCAAACTTCTATCTACTTTATAATAGAGAAAAAATAGATGAGATATTAACAAACGGACAAGTTGAAATTGTACCTGTTGCATTTATGAGAGGTAGAACTTTCTTAGACTCATTTGTTATAGTAGATGAAGCTCAAAACTGTACTCACGAACAAATGGAAATGATTGTAAGTAGACTGGGTATTAGAAGTAAGATGGTAGTATGTGGAGACACTGCTCAAGTAGATTTAAAACAAAAGGGTGAAAGTGGATTTGGTTTCTTATTAAGAGTAGCTAAAAAAGTAAAAGAAATGGCATCACAAACATTATTAGTAAATCATAGACATTCGGTAGTTGATGCCTTATTGGACGAATATGAAGATTTTAAAAATAAAAAAAATGGTAACAGTTAAAAAATTTTATGGTGTGTGGTGTGGCCCGTGCCGAGCATTAACCCCAGTAATGAATGAAATCAAAGGTAATTTTTCAAATGTAAAGTTTGAAGATATTGACATTGATGAATATAGTGAAGTAACAGAAAAATATGGTGTTCGTTCAGTTCCAACCGTAATTATTGAAAGAGATGGGGTAGAATTCCAAAGATTTACAGGACTTTCATCAAAAATAGCATATGTCAACGCAATCAATGAGGCAGTAAAGTAAATTTGGTAAAGTGGGAAAAATAGGTTATATTAGATATATGTTAAGAGGTGAAGCACATCCAATGCACAAACTGACGGAAGAGCAGATATTGCAAATTAGAGAACTATACAAAATAGGTCATAGAAATATTAATGTAATAGCTAGGAACTACAAAGTATCACCTGCAAACATTAAAAAAATAGTTACAAACGAAACGTGGAAACACATGGTTAAGTGGCCATATGAAAGTACAAGATAAACAATATTGTGATACTTCCAAGTTTAGTGTAAGGTTAATAGAAAAGTCAGTTGCAAAGAATATAATAGTGAAACATCATTATTCTAAACAATGGACAAAAGTTAGTTACGCATTGGGTTTGTTCTACGAAAACGACACCGAACATAAATTCTTTGGTGGAGTAAATCAGGAACTAATTGGAGTAATTTGTTATGGCGACCCAATTGGTAGACATTGTGGGGCATCTATAAGTGAAACATTAGATAGAACGGAAGTAATGGAATTAGTAAGACTTTTTGTATTTGACGGATATGGTTGTAACATTGAAAGTTGGTTTGTCGGAAAGTCTTTTGAATGGTTAAAAGAAAACGCAAAACAAATAAGAGCACTGATATCATACTCTGACCCTGTACAAGGACACAAAGGACAAATATATCAGGCAACAAATTGGTTATATCAAGGAACAAGTATTAGACCAAACGACACATGGTCTTTTCGTTTTGAAGAAGGTGGTAAATGGATACATGGTAGAACTATGGCACCTTATTGGGGAACAACCTCACCTTTCAAATTACAAGAACTTATTGATAAACCATTTTGGGTAAAGAGAGAACCAAAGAAACATAGGTATATCTACATTTTGGGCAAGGACAAAAAAGATAAAAAGGAATTGTTGAAAAGAATAAAACATCCTTTATATCCATATCCAAAAACATTAGAAAAATATACCGAAGAAATATTAAAATTAGAACCAATTGAAAGAGTTAAATAAGTTATATTGTGATACGAGTAGAGTATCGGTTAGAGAAATAAGTAGTTCAGTTGCAAAAGAAATTATAGTTAAGAAACACTATACACATGCATGGACTGCATGTAGATACTCATTAGGTATCTTTTACAAAACCGATGAGTCAAATGCATTGGGAGATAATGACAAACTTATAGGATGTTTAGTGTATGGTTTCCCAGTAGGTGCAAGAGCATCAACATCCGTTTGTGAAGGACTTACAAAAGATAACATTTTAGAATTAACAAGATTGTATTGTGATGATGGGTATGGTTCAAATATTGAGTCATTTGCATTAGGACAATCGTTTAAATGGTTTAGAGAGAACGATAAAGCAATCAAAGTTTTAATATCATACGCAGATAACGGACAAGAACATTTAGGAGGTATTTATCAGGCAACTAATTGGATTTATCAAGGAATGAATACCGATATTGCATTGATGCCAAATTACGGTATTTCCTTATCAAATGACCCTTACAAATGGATACATAGTAGAACAGTTTTCTCTATGTGGGGTAGTGGTAATTTGGAAGCATTAAGAGTAGCAATTGGAAAGGATGGATATAAAGAGTTTTGGAGAAGGGAAGAACCACCAAAGCATAGATACATACAAATTATAGGTGAGGACAAAAAAGAAAAGAAAGACCTAAAAAAGAGATTAAAGCACGAAATTAGACCTTATCCCAAAAATACACAGGAATTTAACAAAGCAATTCAACATCACACAACGATAGAACCTGAAACTGACATTAAGACAAAGTTTTGGTAATTTGGATAATTTTTAGTATATTACACATATGAACAAATTTTGGGACACAGGCAACGAGCCAAAGAAAACGGATACATTTGACTTTGAAAGAAACAAAAGAGAGTTACTTCAAAACTTAGACTACCTAATGGGTATGTCAGTGCAAGAACAAACCCTTTATAAAAAGTGGGTAGAATGGAATCAGGATTTACATGGTAGTATGAAATTACTTCCTGCACTTCATCAACAATACGATAAGATTTGGGAACCTAAAGATATCTTAGACAAAGAAGGAACTATTAAAGAAATAGAAGAATTAGAACCATTTGTTGAGTTAGTAGAAGATGGGGAAGCAACACGTTGGACACACGTTAGAAAACTAATAAGTTCAATGGAGTTCAGTGCAAATCCAGGTCGTAATGTTAAAGCTTTTGTAAAAGATAGAAAGACAAACAAAATATTGGGTGTCATTTCATTAGGTTCAGATATTACAAGTTTAGGTGTTAGAGATAATTTTATAGGTTGGAAAAAAGAAGATAAGTTTACAAATGGTAAATTAAATAATACTACTATTGGAACATCAATTATTGCAACTCAACCATTGGGATATAATTTCTTAGGTGGTAAATTACTTGCAGCATTAACTACATCTCCTGTTTTTAGAAAACAGTGGAAAGATAAATACAATAATACTTTAATAGCAGTTGGAACTACGGCTTTATATGGTGCAAGTTCTCAATACAACGCAATTCCACATTTCAAAACATTGGGTGAAAGTAAAGGTTTAATTAATATTAAACCTGATGATAAATACTATGACATTTGGCATCAGTATGTTAAAAATTTAGACCCAGAGTGGTATGATAAAGCAATCAATGCAACAGGCCCAAAACAAAATATATTGATGAGAGTATTTAAAGAAATTGGCGTTAAAGCATCTTTATATAATCATGGATTCAAACGAGGAGTGTATTTTGCTCAAATGTATGAAAATGGTAATGACTTTTTATGTTCTAAAATTACAGAAGATAAATTGATAATGAAACCTAAATTTGAACAAGGAGATGAATATACAATTAGTTGGTGGAAAAATAAAGCAATAAAAAGATATACAACACTATATAACGATGGTAGATTAAAACCAGAAAAGTTATTCTATGCAGATATTATTGGTATGACTTGGGAAGAATGTAAAGAAAAGTATTTAGGAGAAGTTGGAAGATAAAAAATAAAATATGGTAAATAGATTACAGGCATTGAGTCATGTGGATATTGAAGATAGAGAGGTTACTAAAGAGTTTTTAGAAGAAAACAATTGGCATGGTATAGAAATGGGAGGTGAATACGATTTGGATTTGGAAGTACATGAATTTAAAAGAGGGTGTGATGTTGAAATGATTAACTATGGAATGGATAGGTTTAAACAACATAATCATTTTAGACTACCATATCGTAAAATAAAATATTGGAGTGGATTACCCACTTACAATGATAAAAACGGAAAGGCAAGAATAAATAAATATGCTGATTGGTACATAGATTATATTCAGTTTCTTAATAATGATTTAGATGAATTACTTTGGTATGATTGGAAATTAATAAAACAATATAGAGGCAATATACATACTGATACTGCACTATTAAAACAATGGAGTGAACGAGAAAGTAGTTTTATTACAATACCATACGAAGTAGGATTGGAAAAAATTAAACATTACAAAAAGATGCAAGATGGTAAGTGGTGGTCTATAACACATACCAATAAACAAAAATAATCATGTACCAAAATATATACTACGAGAGACAAAAGAATTTAATGCATCTTTGGGATGATAAAAACGGGTATCAAACAATGCCATACCGAAAGTATGCATATAAGAAAGACCCACACGGACAACATCTTTCAATGAATGGTGATAAACTAAGTCGTATTTCAAAGTGGGAAAAGGATGAAGCTGATGACTTATTTGAAAGTGATGTTCCAGAAACGACAAGAGTATTAGTAGATATTTACGATAGTGATATCCCCTCAACAGGCCATAGAGTATTGACTTTTGACATTGAGGTTGAAATGATTACCGGACTACCAAACACAAGAGAAGCACAAAACGAATTGACAGCAATTGCTGCACATGATGGAACAACAAAACTCTATGATGTATTCGTATTAGATAAAGACAATAAAGTTAAAAATAATGCAAAAACATTTAGTAAAGATGGGAGAGAGGTTAGTCTTCACATTTTCAATAACGAGAAAAATCTCTTACTTGCTTTCCTTAATTATTACGAGGAAGTTGATCCGACTATTCTCACGGGATGGAACATAGATTTCTTTGATATTCCCTACCTTTACAATCGTATTAAAAATGTATGTGGAGAAGGACATGCAAAAAGACTTTCTAGAATAGGACAATGTTTCTATTCACCATATAGAGAGAAGTGGACATTCGGTGGTGTATCTATTTTGGATTACATCAGTCTATACAAACAATATAACTTTGGTTTAGAAAGTTCATATACTCTTAACCATATCGCTATGAAAGAATTGGGTAGAGGTAAGGTTGAATACGAAGGAAGTTTGGATGATTTATTTGTAAATGATTTAGAAAAATTCATTGAGTATAATATTGTGGATGTGGACTTAGTAGTATCAATGGATGAGAAATTAAAATTTATTGATTTATGTAGGGCGATATGTCACGCTGGTTATGTTCCTTACGAAGATTATATGTTTTCGTCAAAATGGTTGGAAGGAGCTTGTTTAGCATACCTTAAAACTAAAAATATGGTTGCAACAAACAAACCTGCGGATAGGAGAGAAAGGATGCAGGCTTTGAGAGATAACGACCAAGAGAAGTTTATAGGTGCATATGTTAAAGAACCTATCGTTGGAAAGTATGATTGGATATATGATTTGGATTTAACATCTCTATACCCATCAATCATTATGACACTAAATATTAGTCCTGAAACAAAGGTTGGTAAGATTTCAAATTGGGATGCAGAACAATATATCAAAGGTGAGGAAGTTATATATAAGTTGAAGGGTAAAGATGGTGATGAATACGAATACAATCGTCAGGAATTGGCAGATGTTATCAAAGATAGTCAATTAGGTGTAGCAGCTAATGGAGTTCTTTATATGCAAGATAAACCAGGTTTAATTGCGGACATTCTAAATACATGGTTTAACAAAAGAGTTGAATATCGTAAATTAGAAAAGAAATATGGTGAGGAAAAAAATACCGAATTATATGAGTTCTATGGTAAGAGACAACACGTTCAGAAAATCCTTTTGAATTCAATGTATGGTGTATTGGGTCTACCAGCATTCCGTTTCTATGATGTGGATAATGCAGAAGCAGTAACCCTAACAGGACAGGTCGTAATTAAAAAGACGGCTGAAATGGCAAATAGAAAATATTGGAAAGAATTAGGAACAACCGATGACTACAATGTTTATATTGATACGGATTCAATTTATATGATGGCAGAACCTTTGGTAAAACATAGATACCCAGAATATAAACAATTTGATGAAAAGAGAATGGCAGTTGAGGTAGACAATATTGCAACTGAAACACAAACATTCTTAAACTCATTCTACGATTTATTGGCAGAGAGATTTTTCTTTATTCCAAAGGAAAAACATAGATTTGAAATTAAAAAAGAATATATTAGTAAAGCAGGATTTTGGGTGGCAAAGAAGAGATATGCACAATGGATGATTTTGAAAAATGGTATTCCTTGTGACAAATTAGATGTAAAAGGTTTGGATGTAGTTAGAAGTTCATTCCCTAAAGCATTTCAAAAGTTTATGTCTACAATGTTGAAAGATATCTTAATGGGTAAAGGACATGATTATATTGATGATACTCTATTGACCTTTAAGAAAAGTTTACCAACACTTCCTGTAAATCTAATTGCAAAAGGTGGAGCTATTAAAGAATTAAGTAAATATGATAATGGTAGTTGGAAAACAGGTTCATCGATTGCAAACTTTGAGAAAGGTACACCTGCACACGTTAAAGCCGGAATTGCATATAATAGATTATTGAAATTTTTTAACGCACCATATAAAAACGAACCAATTAGAGATGGTGATAAAGTAAAGTGGGTATATCTTAAAAACAATCCATTAGGTTTGGAAACATTAGCATTCAAAGATTACAATGACCCAAAAGAAATTATGGACTTTGTTGAAACATACATTGACAGAGATAAAATATTCTCAGCAGAATTGGAAAATAAATTAGATGACTTTTATAACGCATTAAAGTGGGATAAAGTTACCGCAGATACAAAAACAGCAAAGAAATTCTTTGCATTCTAAAAAATTTATCGTATATTAGTAAAACAAACAATAAAACATGAACAAAAACAATTTATTAAAATTCATTCAAAAGTATTCACTAGGTGGACTTATTGAATCAGTAGCGTGGAACGCAGAAGGAACAAAGTTATCAGTTAGATTTATTTCAGATGACAAAACATTATTGGGTGAAGTTGAGTACAACGCTTACACATCAACACCAATGAATGTAGGTATTTACACAACATCATTATTGAAAAATATGATTGGTGTACTAGACAATGACTTAACATTGAAAGTTGACAAAGCAGGTGAAAAATCAGTATCATTGAAATTATCATCAGAAGAAACTGAAACATCTTATCAATTAGCAGACTTAGGAGTTATTCCTCCGGTTCCAGATTTGAAAACATTACCTGATTTTGGTATTTCAATTGACATGGCGTCTAATATGATTGACAAGTTTATCAAAGCAAAAGGTGCATTGAGTGATGTAGATACTTTTACAATCTTTACCGAAAGTGGTGATTTGAAAATGGCAATTGGTTATTCATCTATCTCTACAAACAGAGTTACATTTACTGCACAAAAAGATTACACAGAAACAGTAAAACCGATTTCCTTCTCAGCAAAATATTTGAAAGAAATCTTAACAGCAAACAAAGAAGCAACATCAGCAAAATTGAAAGTTTCAACTGACGGATTATCAAATGTTGAATTCCAAATTGATGATTTTGTATGTAAATATTATCTTGTGGAAATATCAAACTAATAAAAATGAGTGAACAATTAGAATTATTCCCAACAGAAGTTGGTTACGAATTATCTCCAGAAGATAGTATTCAAATGCCTGAACCAAAAGTCTTTGAAGATTGTGAATGGTGTTATCAATTCAATGATGGTGAAGTAACTGTATTTGCATTTAGTAATCCTCCACAAACTAATCATGAATTAACATTTACTATTAATAATACGGAAGATTCAGCAATGGTATTTACAAATAAAGATGGTGAATTTAAAATATTTGCAAGAGAAATTACAGAAGCAACAAAAATAAAAAGAGAAGAAATATATGCAAGTCAAAATAAAGAAGCTTAATCAATACGCAGTTATTCCAAAATATGCAAAAGATGGTGACGCGGGTTTAGATTTAGTGGCAACATCAAAATTATCTAATACATCATTTCAGGTATCATATGGAACAGGTTTAGCTATGGAAATTCCAAAAGGATTTGTAGGATTAGTATTTCCTCGTTCATCTATCCGAAACACAGAATTACAATTAAGTAATTCGGTTGGTGTAATTGATAGTGGATATAGAGGTGAGTTACAGGCCACTTTTAATAAAACAAGAGGGTTTGGTTCAATTGCTTATGATATTGGTGATAAAATTGCACAAATTATTATAATACCATATCCACCAATTGAGTTTGAAGAAGTAGAAGAATTAAATAACACCGAAAGAGGAACGGGTGGATTTGGTAGTACAGGTTCTTAAAATAAAAACAAAATAATATGAGCTTCTTTGCAAACGATATAAATAAAAAAGAACATACTTTATGGGTAGAACGGTACCGTCCCCAAACACTTGCAGAATATGTAGGAAACGAACAAGTAAAAGAAACAATTCAGCAATATTTAGATGCAAACGACATACCACATTTATTGTTGTATGGAAAAGCGGGCACTGGTAAAACCACACTTGCTAAACTAATCGTAAACACAATCAAATGTGACTTTATGATTATCAACGCATCAGATGAAAACAATGTGGATACTGTTAGAACAAAAGTTAAGAACTTTGCATCATCGGTTGGATTTGCGGGTTTCAAAGTAATCATCTTAGATGAGTTTGATTATATGACACCCGGAGCACAAGCGATTTTGAGAAACTTAATGGAAACATTCAGTAAGCATTGTAGATTTATCTTAACCTGTAATTACATTGAGAAAATCATTGACCCGATTCAAAGTAGATGTCAATCTTTCGCAATCACACCTCCGACTAAAAAGGATGTAGCAGTTCAGGTAGCAAAGATATTAGATGCTGAAAAGATTAAGTATGAACCAAAAAATATGGCTGATGTGATTAATTCATATTACCCAGATATTAGAAGAATACTTAATACTTGTCAATTACAATCTGCAAAGGGAGAATTAAAAGTAGACCATAGAGTAATGGTTGAAGCAAACTTTGCAACTAAACTTATTGACTTATTAAAAGCAGACGATGATAAGAGAAATATGTTTATGAAGATTAGACAGGCAGTGGCCGACAATAGATTAAACGATTATTCAGAAATGTATACAATGTTATACGACAAAGTAGATGAATACGCGAAAGGAAATGTGGCAAATACAATCTTAACAATTGCAGATGGTCTTTCAAAGGACGCATTGGTAGTGGATAAAGAAATCGTATTTATGTCTACAATTATACAAATATTAAACATAATAAAATAATGGAACAACAAATGAACCAATTACCGCCGAATTTCAATTTAAATGACGCGAGAGATATGGATTGTGAATGTGGTGGAAAAATCTTCTTACCAGGTTACAGATTCAAAAAAATTAGTAGGTTATTAACAGGTGCACCAAAGGATTCAGTTATGCCAATTGAATTGTATGTATGTGCAACTTGTGGCAAACCTTTAAATGAATTACTTCCACAAGAATTACAAGAAACAAAAATCATAGAATAATGGCAACTAAAAAGTTATTTGACCATCTTAATGCAATTACTTCTGAACAAGACCCAAATTATTTTGATAAATTGTCAGAAGAGGATTTGAAATCATGGAGTAACTTTATGGTAAATCGTTTTCTTTCTATGAAACCAGAATGGGTTGAATTGATTGCATCTCTATTACCTTTAACACAAACTTTACAACCAAAAGAAATGTATAAGTTGTATATTAGTGTTATTCCAAAAGGTAAATACTTTTTGAAATACATAAAGGGAAAATCGGAGGATAAATACGAACAATTCATAGTTGACCTTTTAAAGAAAGAATACGACTGTTCAGAAAATCAAGCAATTGAATATTTAGAAGTTCTTTATTCAACGAGAGAAGGTAGAGAATATATGAAATATGTTTGTGAAAAATATGGTGTAGATAAAAAA